CCCTCGGGGCTGGGTAGCCCCACAGACCACACTAGTGTGATCTGCCGTACCCGATTTTCATGCTGACGATATCGGGACGTCCTTGACGTTCCAAATGTCGCTCATCAAGAGGATTGGGTCCTCTCTTAAGCAAACACTTGAGCAGAGCCCACTCGTCACCTAGCTGCGAAGCTGGTATACGAGCCCTAACCATAGCACCCCTAACCAAGGAGTGCTGGAGGGTTGGATGAATACGTTCCTCAGCATAACCGAGGACCGATTCACGGCCCAACACCGGTGAATCCGGGCCAACCATCGGGAAGGGTATCAATCCTTCTATGATTTGGTCCAGATATCTAGCGGTTCCCCAGTAACCAGCCCAATAGGCCTGGTTTCTGAGAGAAACGAGAGATAGAACACCGTGAACATCTGAGCGTTGCGAAGGAATATCATCTCGCACACGAAAAATGTTAACTTCGTGTCCGTCGTAGTATTCCTTCCCGCAGGACTCTCTGAACTTACCAGTCCAGAAAGACTTGCTGTCGTTTACCTTGAAGTTTAACGCTTCAAGGGTACGAACAACGCTTGGCACTGTGTACTTGGGGATAATGATATCGTCCCCGTACACGCGCACCCGACCTCTAAAAGACGTCACGTCTTTCGGAGTAAGGTGCCGTCCGAGCTCTCGCTCAATTCCAAGGAAAATGGTGGTTAGAAACACCATAACTTCCATTGGAAAGGTGAGAGCAGATCCCATAGACGCGAACTTGGCGAGGGGGATTACCCCAACACCAGGAACGTCGGCTCTGCGAGACCGAGTAGCTAGAACAGCCTTTTTGAGGTTGCCATAGTTCTCTAGTAACGCTATCACGAGCCTCAGGGAGACACGATCAGAAGCTTCACTCAGATCGAGTGTAGCGAGTTCGCCGGAAAGCGAACCTTCTTGGGCCAAACGTTGGTTAGGCGTTTGGTCTTCGATTCCGATCATACCAAGAGTCAATTCGTTCGACTCAAGGTATTTCACCATCATTTCCATCAGCCCCTGTTGCATATACTGCATGCAGGTAGGTTCGATAGCAATGATTCGTGGTGTCTTCATCGTCTTAGGCACTGAGACGACCCTCACGGGTCTTTCAGCACCAGGATCCAGATGTTGCACACTGCTCAGGGACTGGTGGTAACGAAAGCTTGGAATAAGGTTTTCCATCGCTGGAAAAACTTCCTCCAATCGATCGGTCCACTCCTGCTGTACATACTTTGCGTTTCCGCGCAGTTTGTCAGCAGTAGCCCCTGGGCCATGCTTAGGAACAACTTTCCCCTCATAGACCTCTCGGTCCATTTGGAGTAGGATGTCCCGAAACAGCATGTTGCTAACACGTGAAAAGTCCCTTAAGGTTTCGGGACTCATCTCATGTGTAGCTATGCGTAACATCTGTTCACACTTGACAAAGTCAGTGAATGCTTGTGCTTCCCGAGCTTCTGAGCAAGGGAAACGCACCTTACCAAACGACAGAGTTACTTGTCGAATGGCTTGGATCGCAGTCACTGACGGGTTGTCAAGCAGACGGCCACCATCGCGTGCAAACACGAGCTGAAGGAAATTCTGTAGGAATACAGGAAATCCTCTCTTCTGACCCGTTAGGGAAAGAAGAGCATCAGTTACCTGACCTTGGTCAAGCGCGTTCTCAAACGCCTTTCCAATTTCAGGGAGACTCAGAGTTAGTACACTGAGTCCCTCGTGTTCACAACGAGTCACGACGTTGTTAATATCGTGACTGGCGCTAGTGCAGCACTGGACCGCGGCGTCAGCCGCAATCCTCTGCCAAAGCAACAGCAGCTTTTTCATGTCTCCGCCTTTCATATAGGGTGGATAAACATGCTGAGGCACGCTGTTCGCAACTCCTGCGACCAAGGAAAGAAGGTCA